CATTAACTATTCTGTGCAATATGTTTTTAGGCAATGCTAAAGGCGACATTAAAATGTTTGGGCCGAATGCAAATGTAACTTTAGCAAGTAACGTAGTATTTAACGCCTTACTGAGGTTGAACATGTTTTTCAGCTCGAAAAGGCCCGGTAATGTCAGGGTAAAGTCCAATCGCATCTGCCTAGGGTGGGTTGCAATGGCCATGCCTTTCTTGAAGTTTTCCATAAATAGCGGCCATTTTAGCCCACTTCTAATGTACTCGCCAATCTCGCCTGTCCCGTCAATACTAGCACATATCTGCCAGTCGCGTATGTTAGGCAGTATGTCTTTGTAAAGACTAACACCCTTGTATTCTATTTGTGATAGGTTTGTATTGTAACGCGCATACACTTTCTGGCCATCGCCTAATTCTATAATACGCTTCATGTATTTCCAGTGCTGTTCAAACATTAGGGGTTCACCGCCGACCCAATAAATCTCTTCTATACAGTGTGCTTCTACTGCATCGCTAAATTCTTGCTCAACGACAGTTTCTTGAAATTCTTTTATCTTCTTACGATTGTCTTTGAGCATCCAGTTGTTAGATGGATCAGTCCAATCAACTGTTACATAACGGCGGCTTTCAGTTTCCCAGCTAGACGATAACATGTCGCCACACATACGGCACTTAAAATTACACAAGTTGCTAAAACGATAATCCCAACTAAGGGTATTGCATGTGGTGGTTCCATCTTCATCTGTGTTCTCCCAAATCTCATCGTACCGATGTTGAAACATATTCCAAAAGTAACTTCGGTATACGTCTGTGTTTAATAGTTTATTATTGCATACGTCACATTCACTAAGTGTTTCACCTGCCATCATACGTTTACGCACAGACTTCATGTGTTCACTATTCCAATGTTCTTCAAGAGACTCTGGATTATATTCATCACATTGTGACGATGTATCTATGTATGACTTAAATGAACGTGCTGGTTCACGCGAAGCGCAACACATACGTCTTTCTGTTTGTGGGGAAAGGTATGTGTGGAACCACGGTGCTAGGCACAGTGTATCAGGCTTTTTGTCTGGCTTACGCATTAATAAAATCCTTTAGTGGGCACACTATCTCTAGGTCAATCATTTGTCTTATTGTGTCAGCATTATAAAAGTGTGCGCGGTTATGATCAAGTACTTCTTTTGTGCGTGGATTCATGTAATGCCCTGTGTTGAATTCATTAACACAATCTTTAATCATTGCTAACCGGGTTACGATACTTTCCTCTTTGTCGTAGTCCTCATTAAACAGATGTGGGAATGTTTCAAACCCTATTCTGTGTAAACGCTTTAATGTACCAACCTGTCCAAATATAATAAACGGGTGTTCAAATGCAATAGGTTTAAATGTCTTTTCAGTTAGCATTGTACTACTGCCAGATCTATAACAATTTCTTTGTTCTTCCTTAACGTGTATATCAACCAATTCGGCTTTAGACATCGACGCGAATGTCTCTGTAACGACAGAAAAGTAGCTGTCATCGTACCAATCAGAATTGAAGTTTCTGTCAAAGTTATAATCAGTGGATAATAATAGATTTGAATCACGTTCATCCATTGGCAAAGTGATGCCCTTATCACAGTAACTATATAATGCTTGCGGTAATCGGTCTGACAGTGATTCAAATATCATATCACGGTGTGGCTTCGCCTTTCGCATTGGCATAAAGAAATTATACTTCTTATAATTGGTTTGCTGTTCTGGTTTATAGTAATCTAGCTTTTTTCTTTTATTATACAGGTACTCGTGTACCCAAAAGAAGTCTGGTATAATCTGATCATTATCACCGTAATAGTTCTTTGAACCGGTATACATCAGATGTACTTGTGATGGATATTGCTCCTTGAATTTATGCCCGAACCTACAGTGTCCTTCCCATACTGCATCAATGATTACTTTATAGCCTTCATTTAGTAGATGCGTAACAATATGTTTCTCATCGTGCTCAAGTGAAAAGTCGTTAACAATAAAAATCGTATCTTTTTTATATGTTTTGTGAGCGTCATACATTGTGTACTCAGCAAACTCGTATTCACCCCATGGCGTCTTGTCAAGAAATGTATTATTTTCGTTACCTATAGCAACCAAGTCAATCTTTTGTGTATAATAATTCATATAGTTCCGGGTGTGTATCTTTTAACGACACTTCACGCCTTGCGTCTAGTCTTTCAATATTAAGTAATGGATCGACACCCTTACCTGAATTCATAAAATCAACGATACGTTCAAACTCTTCCATAACACTGTCAGGAATTTGCTCGTCCGTTAATAACAATGCATCATGCACAGCGTCTTTCGCATGTTGCGGCAATGACTTGATACAGTTCTCCGGAGCATCATGTAACATGTTCCAGAAAACAAAATTAAAATCTTCAAATTGATCCCACTTTACAATATCCCTTAGGTACAGAACATTGTAAATATTAATAGTCGTACATAGCTGCAATGATACATTGCAGGTCTCATCCCTTAAGTCAATAAACTTATTTAGGTTTTGGATGACATTAGCCCATTTAGCGTTGGTCCTCTCGTACTCGAAACGTACACCCACATTGTCAATGCTAAACGCTATCTCCACATGTTTGAATTCTTTCCACAAATGGACATACGACTCAGGCCACTGTGTGCCATTAGTATTATAATGTATTTCAATGTTCTTAGCAACACCTTTTTCAACCAACCGTTCCAGGAACGTAAAGTGCTCTTTAATCATAAATGGCTCGCCGCCGGTAAATTCTAAATAACGTATCTGCGAAGATACAAAGTCTAGCTCATGCCAAAATGATTGTGCGGTGCGTGGCCATGCACCCTGTTTGTTCATCTCCCTGTGGAAGCTGCCATCGTCGCTTGCAAACTTTATTTCTTCGCCTGCAAAAGTACTTGAACTCCAGCTACCGCAGATGCGGCATTTTAAGTTACAAATGTTGCCCAGCTTTAAATCTATAAATCGCAATTCCTTAGCAGAATTGCCCCATGATGTAATGCCACGAATGACATGATCTAATCGCAGCAAGGTGTTCATTCGCTTACTGGTGCGACCCACATCTTCTTCATCCCAACACTTACGACATGTTTCTGGGCGATGACCTTTAAGGAACTGCTCGCGCAATCGTTCCATGTGCGTACTGTCTTGAATTTCTAATAGGCTGCTATTGTTTAAGTTAAACTTCACACCGTCGTCGTCGACTATCTCATCGTCAGCTAAACAACAAGGGCGCACAGTGCCAATTGGGCTTGTTTCTAAACTAATCCATGGTAGTACGCAGAACGTCTTATTTGGTAGGGACATATAAGTTCTCTAATTCCGGAATATAATCGTATATGCATTCGTTACGGATTTCATCTAGCTGTAATGTCTTTTCCCAGAATGTCTCTACTAGGTGTGAGTTGTCTGTTGCGTCCAGGAATTTTAATGCACTCCTAAATCCTGTTGATGCACGATTTAACTTATCGTAATCTTTAAGCCAATACAAATGATCCTTGTACGCAAAGCGAATCAATTGTTTGTATTCTTCAGGTGCAATGTCAATTCTATAATGCGGCGGATCTTGTAGTATATTAATGTTAAAATCCTGTGGCTGAATCAATCCTTTCTCAACCCAATCTCTATGAAAGTCAACTATGTGAATTGCATTCATTATAGACAATGTTGCGCTAATATAAAAATCAACGTCAGGACATACCTCCATCATCTTACGTCTATTTGATTCAATGACATCCCACTTAGTTCCCTTGCGTATGTACTCGGCACGAGGACCCATGGCGTCCAAACTAGCGCCTACACTAACACTATCGAACTTCTTCCAATAACTAAACACGTCTCTGTCTTTAAGTTTAGTCTGTGTAAAGTTAGTATTGTATATCAAACGAACATGAAACATCTCCCTGCGTTCTAGTTCGTCTAATATCTTATAATGTTCTTCCATCATAAGTGGCTCACCACCAGCAAAGTATATCTGTTCGCAGTAGTCGATATGTTCCATTAGCTGTTCAAACATATCAGTTTTATTGCGGCCTGCAATCTGCAAAGCACTATTGTCTGCTCCCCATCCGGGACCGGCTAAAGCTACTTGGTCCTTGTACCAACTACTGCTAAAAATGTGTCCGCAACTCCTGCAACTAAGGTTACATAAATTGCTGAACCTAACGTCCCAGTACGACAGTTCAAACTTATCTAATTGTCCGTCTGCATGTGTTTCTTCTAATTTACCAATGTGATGACCGTGATGCTTGTTAGCACTACGTCTGCCACTAAAGAACCCGCTTGCTTCTTGTTCATAACAGCGAGTGCAAACTGATGACTCTTTACCACGTAACATGTTCACACGTAGCTCTTTCATCTTCGGACTATTCCAAACTTCTTCCATTGTATTTTCCCTAACAGAACCAAGCGGGTGATTCATATCGGCTGAACAACACGGGTACACTTCGCCGGTTGGGTAGGCGTGTAAATGCATCCACGGATATATGCAAAACGTTTTACTATTTTTAAGCATGTACTTGTCGATTTCATTTAGTTCATCTACATCAATTTTTGTAGGTTCCCAACCATTGTAATCGTAACTCATATTTGTTGTCTCTTTCTTCTCGTTAATTGGTGCATCGTAATACTCTACAGTAAACGACTCAGGCTCCGAATCAAATTTTTCATTAGTAGCAAGCACCACGAAGCATTCGCTTATGTCAACTTCAGTTCTAAGAAGCCTATCTAGGTGCTTAATAAGTTCTACGTCATTTCCTGTTGACAACGTTAAAATAATGCGTTCGTTGTTATCGTACACAGGTTTATATACCGAAGATAACTCTTTCTTTAACCAGATGCCACGATTGTATATTGGATGATTGTGCCATTCATCCAAGTTAATAACTTTTAATACAGTAAGGTTATCGTATGAACTGATCAATTCATATAGATTCATGCATGCCACCTTAACTTAAACCACAGTAACTCGTCTTCATTTGTAAAATATACACGGTTGCCAATACAAGACTCGTTGGAACCCAAAGTAGTATTTTCATCTAGCCAATCGTGAACTTCACGCTCGTGGGTATTCCACCACTGATGGTCTTTAATCTGTGCGTAAAGCATAGTTATATGTTTAATAGCCATATTACCCCCACCTCATCATGAACCACATTTCTTCCTGTGGTGTTGCAAATGATAATGTCATTCCTTCTTGTGTGTCTCTTCCTTGCTCGGTGTGTTCTTCTAGCCACTCAGTAAACTCATCTACGTGGTCATTCCAGTACATGTAGTCAGCAATTATATACGTCTGCTTGCCATTGATAATAAGTGTTCGAATAAATCTCTCATGCCCCGGCAATCTCTCTACCTTTGATCCTCTGCCTCTAGTTCCCGAGGTTGTCATACCAATCCCCTATCCTAGGAAAAGTTAAACTAAGACACTTGTCACGACGAATGTCATACTGTTGGTAGAACATATAAAAATCGTTACGCAATGCAGGCAAGTCAAATGCATCATCGTGTGGTGTTTTAACAACGTCAAGGTAATCAATCAATCGTTGTAACTGATTAATTTCCATTTGGTGTAAAAGAGGGTTGCTGCCATTTGTATCTAGCCACTTTTGTAAGTCATCCCCGAACTCCGTGCGTAAATCATCCGGTAGTACAAGTGGGCTCTGGAACGATGGGAACCTTAAAATGTTTAATGAGAACGTTGGAAAGTCTTTTCCACCGTAAGCTGTTTTCATTTCTAATACCATATCTAAGAACTGCGGCAAAGACTCTAAGCACAATGCATTCACAGTACACATCATATGGAAACCTTGTACGCTACCTTCTTTTAATATTTTGTGTATGTTCAATTTCCACTGCAACCAATCCAACCCGTCACGTATATATTCTGCTTGGTCACCGATAGCTTCGTTACTTGTGTAGAGTTGGAAGTTGTCTATGCTATGCGTTGTTTCAATTAACTTATCAATTAATGTATCCTTAGCACATAGGTTACTGTTTAATGCAAATTGCATCTTTGGTTTATCTTCGATGAACTTATCAAACAAGCGCCAGGTGTGTGGAGACATTAGAGGCTCGCCGCCTGTTAAGCGTAGCTCTTGCAAGCTATCTTTTAAGTCTGACTCCCACCATTTAAAGAACGCTTCTACATACGGATTAGTTTCTTTTGGACCAAACGGTTCTGCTTCGTCATGTGCATGTGTAAAGTGATTGCGTCCGTCACTTATTAGCTGACGATACGGTCCACGGACCTTAATATCTTTAGCCCATGTGGTACTGAATGCAGGGTTACAATAACTACATGCAAAGTTACAAGTCCTATCAAATGCAATCTCAAGTGTTTTAAGATTAACATCATCGCGAGGATCAAGCATTGAAACATGCTGAACATCCTTATCCTCATATATCACAGACTTGTAAACGCGGTCGCTAATTGCACCGCGTTCCATATCTTCGATTTTCCAACAATAGCCGCATCCTGGTGGCCGACGTCCGTCTTGCATTTGCATACGGTCTGTTTTCTTTTCACGTGTATTGTGCAAGGCTCTTGGGTTGTGTTCAAGTTCCTTAATATCAATTTGGTGTGCTGTTGGATGATGACAGCTAGTAGTCTGTCCACTGCCTAACCATATAGTAGCATTAAACCATTTCGCAAGACACAATGAAGGACTAAACGAATTGATATAGTCTAGCACTTCTTTGTCGGTTTCACGGCCATCTTTTCTAAGACTCATAACAATATATTCCTAATTTTATATTCTTCTTCGGTTGCAAACTCAAATACTCTTGACTTATTATACACTAATGCTGGAAGCATGTCAGTATATAAATCGATTAATTCCGACTCTGTTTTATTGCATACCCATTCTATAGTTTTGACTATACTAGGAATAACATCATCTTCGTGTAGATCTGTTAACGGATACGGAAAATACTCATTAAACGTTTTGAATCCTCTATCTTCTAGCCACTTATAAGTGCGCGTATTACCGTTTATTATAAACGGGCGCATGCCAATCATTGGCTTAAATTGTGTTTCGGATACAAATACATTATCCCACGGGCGAAACTCTGTCGCCCCTATTACATGCAGAAAATGGTTTTCCCAGTAATCCATATTGTGCAAACTTAACACGTCATGAGGTATACCAAATTCATCGTCCTTGTACCAGTGTCCTGTTGCTACGTAATCTTCTGCTTTCTCACCAACACTTAAATATAATTCATTTGCTGGATCGTTGTCGTAACAAATATCTGGCTTGCCCAATGTCACTATCCCTTGTGAATCTAACCCGCCATCGATCAATGCGTTTACTAACTTTACTCTGTGTTCTCTAGGTTTTCTATTATATGCAATGTACTTGTATTTAAAACTTGCCGGCAATAACTCGTCTTCAGTATAGTGCTTAAACTCATGCAACATAATTGGCGCAAAGAAATTAAACTCGTATTCGGAGTTATCAAAGTTTCCAATTAAATGTAGCTTAGGGTTTCCGAGGTTTTTGCAAAGAACATCTAGTTTTTGTGTGTTGAGCATAATAGGATCAACAGATGCCAAAATAAACAAATTGTCGTAGGTTTCATCACCTGCTATTAACTGACTGTACATGTCATTATCAAATTGTGGCCCAAACCAAGTGCTATTAATAAAGATATTCTTCTCGCCTGCATATTTACTAACGATGTTATTTTTAATAATATCTATAATGTTGGTCTCGTACTGAGACCACAGCCACTTGTCTGGGAATTGTGTACCGACGTAAGTTAAATCACCCTGCATAATTTAGATATTCTCATTATAACACCTGTGCTGTTAATTGTTTTACAATAAAGTTAGCTATTGTTATATGTCCTTTAATATTTGGATGACCCAAGCATGGCCTAATGTATTCCGCAAGCCTTTCAATTTGATACTCCCAATCCTTAGAAGTTATTGATGGACCATCAGCATTTATCATTCCTTTAGTATCAAATAACGGATTGTTAAAGAGTTGTGCCAAACATTGTTCTCTGGGTGTTAACCAACACGAGGACGGAACTATATCAAATTCTGATTTATCTTCTATCGAGAAGAGGTTTGCGAAAACATGCTTCACGCCAATACTCTTGCACCATAGATGTAATAAATTTATATTTTGATCATAATTATATTTGCGTTGTGGTTGTGTGTCAAAATACTTATACCATTGTTCTGTATACGGATGAAGTAAATTATTATGATTTTCTAAATCACTAGCGCGTAACTGAAACCTTTCGCCTTCATCTCCGAGTATAGTAATCCTGTGACTAGCGGTTAAGCAGAAAATTACAATGTCATCTGGCGTTAAGTCTGAGACAATTCCCGAAAACTCAAATGCTATATCGTCAATGCTTGATCCTGACGTTCCTAAATTAACGCATTCATATTCTAACTCATTACTAACAAGCTGGGCGAAGGTGTACTTGTATTTTTCTTTGTCAGGAACTAACATTTCTAATTCATCGCCAGCAACCCAACTGTCACCAAACCAATATATTTTCTTCATGTACTATCTCTTTTTGCGAAGTATTTGCATTCTTCCCAAAATGAAATTAACTCCGGGAATACTTCTTCAAACTTTGTATCATGTCGCTTATCTGCTTCAGTAAAGAAGCGATAGAAGTCTGCCTTCTTTTGTTCAACATTATCTGTTCCTTGTTTCATCCACGCAATGTCTCTATCCATGCGTTGTACTTCGTAATCCTTAAAGCCATGAAAGCGATCGTCTTCTGTTTCCATATGGTCTAACATGTATTGTTTTGCATCTTCCAACTTACTAACAAAATGCTCTGGAAGTATTTGCATACTTTGCCATTCTGGTGTACGTAGCACAGGTGTGTCAAACCAAATACGCTGGAAGTCTGTACTGTACTTTCTTCGCAGATGCAAAATGCACATCATTAACTGTCTGAGATTATGAATAGACAAATTGTTCATTGTAATAATAAATGTTACGCTACTGTAGTTAGGTACGTCAGTTAAGAACTCTTCCACGCGCTCCAACAATAAATTAAAGTTTAATCCATGGCGTATGTATTCGGCTTGCTCACCCCATGTATCAACACTTACGTACTGCATGAAGTGTTCGATCTTGCCTGTCGTTAATTGCTTAACATAGCCCATGTACTTGTCCCAAAGTTTTTGGTCTACTGACAGATTGCTTGTAACGTTCAGATGTAAATCGGGCTTTGGATTTGCTAATACATAATCAAATACCTTGTAGGTATTCTTGTCCATAAGTGGCTCGCCGCCTGTCATTCTAAAATGTACAAGTTCTTTATATAGTTCTGGCCACCACTCCCAAAATGCATCAACGTACGGATTATCTTCACGGTTGGGTATCGGGCGTCTATTACCTGTAAAGTACGCGGGATCATTATGCGGTTGTGTTGTCGGATAGGCACCGTGCTTCTTAACTTCCTGCATCCAAGTTGTAGAAAACTGGGGTGAGCAGTAAGAACACGCTAAGTTACATGCATGGTTAAAGTTAACCTCTACGTAAGAAGGGTTAACATCGGCATACGGGTTTGCAACTATAGCGTCAAAGTCCTTAGCGGCCCAAGGCTCGCCACTTCTATAGTGACGATCACTTAACTTTCCTTCAGCTTCCATCATCCAGCAATAACTACATTCAGGAGGCTGTATTCCATCTATCATTAATTGGCGAGCATCAATTTTTTGCTTTGTATTATGTAACGCGCTCGGATTTTTCTTAATATCGTCAATGCTTATTTGATGCAATGGTGGATGGTAACAGGAATTGTTTAATCCAGTAGGCAAGTGTAAGGACACTTGCTTCCACTTGGCAAGACACATAGACGGACTAACAGTATCTAATTTTTCTTTCATTAGCTCTGCGTCTGAGAGGAACTTACTTTTAAAGTCTTTATTAACTTCGTCACCCTTACTCATAATCCATCCTTATTGTATCCGCGTTCTAAGTAGATTTTCATCACCTGGTAATTGTGTTCTATATCGTGATGACAATCTTGGAAAATAGAATATATATTTTCTGATTCGATTAGTTCATGTAAAATATTAAACACGGCTGTTACTCTTTCTTTGCCAACTAAGTTATCATATTTTATAGGAATAACATGCTGGAACAATTTTAATGGTGCTACTAATTTTAAGTCTTTAACCATTTGTGACTCTGTACTCAACTGCAAAGCAAGACCCGGACTTGATAGTAGTAAGAATGGTCGCCTGTACATTATGCACCGAATTAACTTTTCTGTTATTTGCCAATTATTAGGCGAGTCTGACGTTTCGCATATTATTTCAATTGGAATCTGCTGGTATACTTCGCCCCAATCTACATAGTTACGTGGTGGTAATATCGGAACATCCTGCACAATACCAATATCACTATACGGCTTGTGTTTCGTTAAGTCACTCCACAATGCATTGGACTCTTTAAGATACGTTAGAACCGAAAGCGTATTTACAGATTCATCTTCTACAGATTGGTTCATACTAGTTAATCCAAGCTCGGCGTATTTAAAATTTCGAAACGCTTCAAGTGCATGTAATCTAGATACATTTAGTCGCCCAACAAACATACCAAATAATTTTGAATGGTCCCAGTGATTAAACTCTATAGGGATTGGTAGTTGTGCAACAGGGTCGCCAGCATCACTAACAGTCATGTTATAACTTATTAATTCCGATTCTTTATGGTTGCCGTACTTAAAATGTATTGTACTAGAGTCCCACTTATAGTACTGTACTAAATCATCAACTAAATCTATTAATCCTATGTCAATTGCAGAGATCGGTTCCTTAGTATATATTTCAATGCCGTTGCCTTCCTGCATTATCTCTATTATTTTAGCTGCTAGTATTCCGATATTCTTTATTTCATCGTTACCAACAAACTTTTGTATTTCTAGCCTTACCATCCTTCCCGATTCCGTATCACATCCATTTCGCGTACCATTATACCTTTGTTATGCCAGTTCGCACGGTAATGATATTTCATAAACTTGCTGTAAAATACATCTGGGTCGAGAATTTGCAAATCTAGCTGGCTACTAAGTTGTTCGCCAATCTCCCGAATTGACTGGAGTGGATCGTTTTCGCATTGCAGCACGACGTGGTTGTACACCTCTTCTAATTCGTCAAAGTCCTGTACGTTTTTATAGTCCCAATCACCTAGCATTGTCATATGTGTTCCCATGCGCGCGCCAAGTATTGCGTAAATTCCATTCTCAACATCAATTCCGATGTTATGCCAAATACTTAAATTATCCATGTTGCGTTTATGTACATCAGATTTAAAGTCTACTAGTGATGGCCTAGTGCCTTGGTTAAGACACATCTTAACCCCTTCGCGGAAGCCTGCTCTCCATGCTTGGAACTGACTGGCGTCTGGATACGTTGTGCTATAACAGTCATGCATAGCCCAGTACAACGGATCGAAACAAAACTCAACATCTGTATCATCTCTACCCTCTGAGGCTTCGTGCGTTTTCATATTATATATAAATTCTTTTGGCCAACAACTGATGCCACCATTGCCGTACGTTAAGCCATTAATGTGGTTACGTGCTTTCCAGCGGAATACAGCTTGCTCGTACTGGGCATCTTTTAAATCAAGTGTTAAGTTAAAGAAGTCCAAGTCCGGCAAGTTGTCGCCATCTATTAGAATAAACCTATCTGTTTGGCTTGCATCTGCTGCGGCTTTGTGTGCTGCATCACTGCCTTTAACGCCGTCGACTCTAACTGCCCACGGAACCATATTTTTAATCTTAACCCAGAACTCTTCTTTCTGTGGTTCGTCGTAGCTAAGATAGACTACGTCCAAGTCTGCTATGTCAACTAAGTTACTCATACGTTTTCATTTCCCAGTACTGTTCGTCGCCAACAATAGTAATGTCATCCTTTGTCGTACCATGCCCGAAGTGTGCGGGTACTAGCTTACCTATCGACGTACTACGCAACCGATTTATTTTTCCATCTTTAACTGTTATATCTAGACGAAGTTCGGCAAATTCTTTAGCGGTGATTGTAATATAATCTCCGGGCTTGTCTTCCATCGAATAAAATAACGGCCCGCCAGTTTCGATATCGTAGTACAACCTGAAAAACACTTTTGGTTTTTCAAATTGATCGTCTAGAATATCTAATGCATCATAGAAGTTAGTCATCCGTTAACGAACGCTTCTCATGATATATTATAATTGCATCTTCCATTAATGCAAGTTGCTTAAATATTTTTTCTAGTGAGGTTGCCGGAGCACCACGCTTTAATCCGCGAATTAACTTATCGCGAAAGTATTGTACATCGTCGTCTGTAACTACTTTGCCTGCTATTTCAGCGAAGCCTCTAATTTTTTCGTCATCTGTTAATATTGTCATAATGTTTATTTAACTCCTTGCTAAATTCCTTTATATAATAGTGAAATGGATATTCCTGATCAATTGTGTTAATGCGTATGTTAGACTTATCCAATTCCCAAATTAGTTCTTTCGTCCAGTCTTCCTCAGCCAACCAATTTATCTTACCCTTCATATGTATTAATGACGGATAGCTAGTACCTGGCAATGTAACGTTTTCTACGCCAATTAGTGCGGCAGCTATAGCATATATTAAATCTGTTGTGCCGGGGTCGGCTAGACCCATTTTAATATGTGGTTGCATTACTTTCCAGCTACTAAACAACGACCGCACAATATTAAAAAAGTTATGCGAGGTTCTACTTACGCGCCAGTATGTAATTGCATTATACACGTCCGGCAAATTGTTTACATCAAATATCTTCCTGTATGTACGATCACTAGTGATTTGATTATGATAATTTCGTGCGCCGGTTGTTAATACAACGTCCTTGTGTTCTAGCATTTGCCACCAGTGGTCAATACTGTGGGGTATTATCATATCAGCTTCAATCTTTATTGTTTGTCTAAATGGACTAGCATGTAGTACCTGCCAATCGTTAGCAAGTACATTCTCGTAATTAACATCATACGGAAATACTTCGCTGTAATCAAATACGCTAGAATCATAATGTTTATCAGACAACAATGCTATCTTTGCATCTGGTGTATGTAATCGTATGCTCTTAGCACATGCATTAGCACAGTCGATGTAGTCGTCGCCAATAGCCCAAATTAAGTAACCGCGTTCTGCTTTAATCGGCATCTATTAATCTCTCCATTGCGACCTTATTTAAACAATGAAAGTCTTGTCCTTTAATTACTGACTGCATTTTTCTCTGCTTGTTTCTTGACCATTTCTCGTACCGTAATTCAAATTCTGTGTCATTTATTTGTGTTACGTTAATATCTGTAGTCGCAGTTGGTAATAACCACGGGATGGATGGTATTGAATCTAACCGATGCCCGTGTGCAATTGATAATGCTATGCTCACAGCATAATCGTTACGGAACGGTGATAGGCTAAACCCATATACCTTTGAATATAGCTGGTAGTTATCTTTAATCATTGCAATTAAGTTAAACATAAATTTTGAATGATCTGACTTACGAAAGAATAAAACTGTTGCCCAGTAATGTGGAAACGGTGTAGTGCCAAACATCTGATATGCATTGAGGCCTGCTTTGTTTGCTACATCATAAACCGCCCTATGACATAAAAAGTCATATGGTGAATCAAATAACAAATTTAACTGATCGCTATTAACGATATAATCACTGTCGATTACTATCGTTTCGTCGTATGGACTAACGTCGAATGATTGGAAACGATTTACATTATACCAATAATCAATTTGATCTTCTTTAAATGCATCATAGTTTCGCAGACTCAATGCCATTGCTTTCTTAAAGACAACGTTATGTTTGGTTTCGCTAACACTAGCTTCATCTGTTACTATTGTCGTTGGCAAGCCAAGAAACTTTTCTACTCTATCTGCCACCCATGTTGCTTGTTTGAAATAGTTAAGTTTGGTATTATTGAAAGCAAATATTAAAACGCCTCTACTCATCGTTTCGTTTGCAACTCTTCGAATTCTTGGTACCATCCATTCATCTGTTCTTGCCAGCGCGTAACTACCATGCTGTATAACTCAAGCGAGTCAACCTTACACGGGTTTCCGTATTCATCTAATATTACAACGTTAGCAGTTGATCCTGTTGCTGTTAATAAGGAAAGCAATTCGGGACCAGCTTTCCACATGCCATTAAAGGCCGCAAATAACATTTTGGATTCGTATTTTTCTTTTAGTACTCGTTTAGCAGAGTCGTGATCGAAATATCGCCTTACTTTGTTGGTGACATTTGAGTTTTCATTGTTGTCCATTTAATAACCTCTGCCGCATTGTAGCAGGATTAGTGTTAAATGTAAAGATATAATATGATGCAGACTAATTTCTGCATCATATTATGGGGTTTGATTATACTACGATTACTGTGCCTGTACCACTAATTGCACCAGTTTCGTCTGCTTCGCCACCGCCGGTGCCTACGCCTGTTGCTGTAAAGATAGTATTAACATTGCTATCAGCTGCACCAATTAATGTAAAGTTTGTTGCTTGTGGATTGGTAATTATATATTCCTTACCAACTTCAAACGATCCTGCTGTAATCTTAGTGTCACTTGGAGTGAATCTTTTATTAACAGCGTTCGCACCAAAACCGCCAACTAGTGTAAAGTCCGATGTACCTACAGTTACAACCTGGTAGTCAACACCTGCAATCATCGCTGTAGCGTTAACAGTTGCAGGAGTTATTGCTATTACTGTACCTGTACCACTAACTGCGCCAGTTTCTTTGGCCTTGCCTGTGCCGGCGCCTACGCCCGTTGCAACAAAAACGACACCTAGGGTAGTACTTGACGCGCCGATTAACGTAAAGTCTGTTGTACCAAGTTTAGTAATTATATATTCTTTTCCAATTACAAAACTGCCAGCAAGAGTGGCTGTGCTGTTTGTCTCTGCGTTTGGAGTAAATGTTTCGTCTACAGCGTTAGATGCTGCGCCAACTAATGTAAAGTCCGATGTACCTACACTTACAACCTGGTACGTAGTGAAACCTACCATATCAATAGCATCAATTTCAGTAATCAACGCAGTATCACCGCCAGCTATTACTGGTGTTCCCCAACTATTACTCAAGTAAGTAACACTTGGTGGAATTACTGTAACTGTAGTAGTTAATGTTCCATTAATTATTTCATCTACAGACCACGGTGCGCCTTCGGTATTATCTCTTTGTACGTGATCGTCAACATAGTCTACCGTTAACGATAATACTGCTCCTACTACTTTAGCATTTAATTGAATGTAGTTTGGTGTGTAAAGATAAGCTGAATCAAACTGTTTAAATATTCCAGCAAATCCTACGCCGAGAGCAAATACACCAGTTCCTGTTGCAAGTACGGTTGGTGATCCACTGCCACCTATTTTTGTTGTTCCTGTATATGCTACTGCGGCAATAGTCTTCGAAGCTGCAATACCTGTTAAGTTAATCGTACCACATGCAGCACAAAGGTTAGTCCAACCTGTATTTTTAGTATTTGCTGTGCCACCGCTACGTGCAAAAGCAACAGAAACTCTGCCGCCTGCATTAAAGAAGTAACGCATTTCAGCCTCACTGCCAAATGTAACTGTTGTTGGAACCGTTACAGTATCAATCCATTCATCTGTTCGAGCAATAACACCGCCTGTTGTATACGGTGTGCCACTTGCTGCGGCTTCGTGTCTGTTTGTTGTAATAGTAGAAATGTTGCCTGCTAGTGCTGTTAACACTGCAATTGGGTCAGTGGCTACAGGGTTAGTTATTGCAGTAATAGATGATCCCTGATGATTTGCGTAAGTTGTAATTTTATTTAATAACGATGCCCATTGCGTAGCTGAAATTACTGTTCCTGCAGTTACCGCAGTTACCGCAGTTTGGCCGTATCCTCTATCAGTTGCGCCTGCCGCGCCTACTGTATTTACGTTGTTGTTTGTGTTATTTGCTGTTCCGTCTATATTGCCGGTTGCAAAAGTATTATACTCATCATCTAATATGGTATTTCCTGCTAAGTAAGCCATTATTTAATTCCTATTTTTATAATTTTAGTTTACAGTTACAAAAGCTTCAATGACGCCTTCTGTTTCTGTTGTTTTATTTTCTAATGCTCTACCAATAACATTAAATGATGTCATTTCTGATGGTAACGCTGCCCTGGCTAGACCATTTCCTGCAGAAACAAGTCTTTCGCCTCTGTTGATTTTGCCAATTACCCGAACTGGCACCCTGCCGCTCATTGCTACTGCTGGGTGGGTCTCATTATCACCAGCGGCTGCATTCATTAAAAATGCCGCGCTAGTACTTATAACTCCAAATACATCGTCCGACAAATCGTTTGCCGCTTTTGTAATTTCTTCTACGCCGCCTAATTGTACTACTGTGCCTGGTGTATATGGTGCGTCAGAATGGAAGCGTTCAGCCAAATCAGCGTACTGTGCTGAAGTTGATTGTCCGCTAAATGTAACAGCATGTATAGTATCAAAACGTTTTAGTGCTTCGCCAAAATCAATTGTTGCATCGACATCTGGGTTGATAACGCCAGTGACGTCAGCAGTTCCGTTTAATATGTCATCAACATAATCTTTGTTTGGAATGTCTAATCCCGCTAATGGAGTTGCTACTTGTGCGCGAGCACTTGCGCCATCGCATGTAATAACAGTTGTTGTAAGACCGCCGTCATTAACTTGAAGGAGTAAATCGCCATCGAGTGTAATGTTACCAAGAATTACATCATTGCCAGTAACTTTAAGTTTACCATCGCCGTCAGCACCAACCGTTAATCCGTTATCGTTAATAATGCCTAATGTACCAATTGTAGTATCGTCTAATAGCGAACTTAAAAATCCTGCGCTATTAACTCCACCTAGTAATTCTGCATTTGTGGCGTCTCCTACAAACTTAGGAAACTGTCCTGCTATTGTCAAAGCCATTTGGATGCCGGGCTTGATAGTTGCTGCAAATCCTGTTATTGGAGTAGCTGGTGTAAACTCAGCATCTTTACTAACAATTGAAACAATCTCATCATTTACAAAAAGTTTAATTACAACGTGATCAACTGCGATGCTATCTGTAATAGTATCAATGATCGAACCTGACGTTCCTGTGCCTGCTGTAAATGCTGGGCCGACTAATATAAAGTTAGTACCATCGTAAGCGTTCAATTGTGAATTTACTGTATCGAACCACAAATCACCTGTTACGTTTGAAGTTGGTTCTGCTGGTTGCGCTGCGGCTGCTCCTAAGTTTTTAAATATTGTTCCATTGTAAACTTTAAGTAAGCCTGCACTTGAATCGAACCATAGTTGGCCACTTAGTGGGTTAGTCGGTGCAGTAGCGTTCGCATTGTTTTCAAGCATCCTCAGGAAGTTTTCTCCTAAGAATTCGCCGTAACCTGCGTAGTTCTTACCGATAATAGTAATGCTACTATCTGTATTAATTGTTCCATCTGTGACGGTTGCAAAGATAGAACCATCTGTTAAATTTATTGTATAAGCCATTTAAGAACTCCGTTTATTACCTTTATTTATCACTTTATGTTGTCGACAAGTTCGTCAACGTTTGTATGCGAACTGTATAATCTATTTGTATCTGGCGGTTTAAAGACTTTTGAATTGGGTGGAATACCACATGCGTAATAAGCTTCGGATCCTCGCCAATACCATTCCATGCTTTTAAGCCAAGTTCGTCAAAAACAAAATCACCATCAAGTTCGGTGCTATTATCAAATGCCTGCTGACCGCTTGGTTCGCCATAATCAAGTAAACAACTAACTAAAATATCAGTATAAATCTTACCGCTTGTATGCAGAACTGTTAGGTTGTTTCTTGCTGTGTCTGTATTAGCAGTTGAATTATCATCAACTACTTTTAAATAAGTTTGGTTGTACAAATCTGCGTTTTGCCCAGTTGAGTTTGCAGGCAAATATGTAATAACGCCTGTTGGGTCAACACTAGTGCCACCATTACCAAATGACATTTGATAGATCTGGCCTATTCCCTTATTTGCCAGGGAATGTGCTAACGATTCGCTGAAGTTTTCGTAGTGAATAGCATTCGTTTTATCTTCGAATACTTCTCCTGTAATCGGATCAAATACTTTAATATGACCTGTTATCTTAAGATTACCTTGTTGTATCATTGTGATGTTTCTCTCTTATCTACTAGTACTTCGCCAGAATTTGGATCGGATATTTTAATGTGTTCATCAACTAAAATCTGTCCGCTTTCGTTAGCTTTATCTCCAGCCGATTTATTTTCTTGTTCGTTATTCTGCATAATAGCTATTATTTATCTACTTTAAAAATCACTAACTTTTAATAAACACTGCCTGCAAAGTAGTCTGATTTTCTAATTTGACCTCAAATCCATCATCTGAGTTTGTGCCTGGTGCATACCAAATGCTATCCGCAGCTTCCGTTGTATCATTTGAAATAATTCTTGCTGTTCCTGGCACTAATCCTTGAGCACTTACATCGTATACCACGTCATTAGTTGTGTGTAATGATGGAATGCCTGTGCCAGCTGTGCCGCGACGTAAGCCACTCACAGTGTTATTTAACAAGTCACGTTCACGATATGTGATTCGCTCACCGTTAATAATTAAAATACCAAATTTTGCCATTGCTAAGTCAGGTGTACCAAGTACACTTGCATCGTCTACGTAGATGATGTCGTCTGTGTCTGACAGATCTTGCGTTAAGAATGTATCGGACATTTTGTACATAGCTACTGAGTCACGCATATCTTTAAATAACCTAAACGATGTGCCTGTGAATGTATCAAATACTTTAATATCAAGCGTATCAAATATAGCACCCGGCACTAATTCTTCTGGGGCATGTGAATGATATGTGTCAATGAACTCACCGCCATCTACATTAATATCAGTTGGGCTTGTGCCTAGGAATGTGTCAAGGAACTGACTCTCATATATAGCATCAATCAAATCGTCACTGTATGTAGGGAACCCTTCTGGGCCAATATCAAAGTTATCAAATGGTACTGTATCGAATGTTGACAAATCAAAGCCTGTGTTTTGATCAAACCCAACACCGTCAACTTCAACGCCCGGATACGCAATACCATTAATAAGCAATGATAAATCTAAGCCTGGACTATTAACGTCTGACACATAAAAACCAGTAGTACGATCAATACCACTAAGTGATTCAATATTCACTAACTCATGTAAGTCTGGATTAAATGTTGTTGCTGGTGCTGTATCTATTATTCTGTATACATCATTATCAACTTTTACAAGTTGGTCAACATCATAAGCTGTGTCTGCTTCCCACGCAACGATATTCGTTTCGTATTCGTACCTGTCATATTTTACCGACGTATTAAATGTTCGCACTAGCTCATTATTCATTACTGCCAATGCCTTAGCGTCTGCACCGTTACCGCCAACAAATGTAATTGTAGGTGTTTCGGAATAGCCACTTCCTGGGTCAACTATATTGATCTCAACAACAAGGCCAGACACATCAACTCTAGCTGTCATTGTCGCAGGAGTTAAACTTTCGCCTGTAACTTCAATAGTTGGTGCCACTGTATACCCAGTGCCTGGATTAGTAATTATTACATCTTCAATAGTTAATTGATAATTAGCGAACCATTCTTTCCATGGTGCCGTCTGCCACACTTCATCTGTAGCTAACTTGTTACTTGGATCAGTAACTAATGTTGCACCGTCGTCTAATATAGGACTAATATATTGATCAAATTCTGCATCGTATGTTGATGGGCAATCAAAGTCAGTAACTGTGCCATTTACATAGTCAATGCCATCATAACTTAATAAGAAGTCTTTAACTTTAGTGTGATATGGCTTAGTTTCCTTAATGTAATCAATTAAGTAATCTTGATTATCTTTCTGGTAAACATCATATTGTGACAAGCTACGTACTTTCTGCGTCACATCAATTAAACTTGTTTTGTACAACCAATCAACGTGCGGTTGTTCTGCTAGAATGTAGTTGAATACAGATAAGATTGCCCTGCTTCGTTCAATTGCTAAATCGTCTATTAATATTTCTTCGTTTATTGATCTAATTATTTGGCGTAATTCAATAACTGGTTCTTCGTCGAAGTTTTGTGCTCCGAATACTTCAATGTCCCAGCCGTAACGGCCAAGTTCGTAATTCCAAAGTACCTCGTTGAACTGAATAGTACCATTTTCTAATGCTACTCTATCCCATACACCGTCAACTAATCTATAGATTTCCCAACTGCCAATACTGTTATGCACTACTTTTGCAATAGCGTTATTTTCAATGCCATTCAATGTAGATAACTCAGTAAACTCGTTAACAACATAATCTACAGAAGTTAATGGGTTAAAGTCTTCCGCGTTCCAATTTACAAGATCCCAAAAACGTTTAGTATCGTAACTCTGTACGCGCTTCAGCTGTAATGTTTTTGCTGGAGTAACTTCGTAAATAGCCCACAAGCCGCCACTGTTTTCATCTGTCTCAAGTAGGTATGAATATCCAGCTGGCACCGTTGCTAAATCTTGGAATGATAATTCTTCATTGTTAAAAATCTGTTCGTCCCATTCTCCGGATGTATCTGAAGGCATAGCTTCTTCGCTGTTAAGTAATGTATATGGTTGCGATTCAGCAACCGTGTACTTAATTAGTATGCCGTTCACTTTCTTCATGTAACTCGACAATGCTGCATATCTATCAACAAACATTGATTTACGTGGGCGGAAGTCAATACCGAATCTGTCTGCAGGACTTAATCCCACGTCAGGTACTAAGTTGCCTAGTGAATCAACACCTGCGAAACTATCCTGTAATTTTTTAAATAACCCATCTGACAAGAAATCTATAGGATGATTTTCGCGGAATAAATCATATTCAACAAACACATTGCTATCATTCTTAGTTCTATCGTATTCGACATATATTACCGAATCGGTATTTTGAATTATATCGTTACAGTTATAAAGTCCAATTGTGTTTGGCGCAATAAAGGCCGCGTACGACACACCCGAACTAGAAGGCGATTCAATGTACGATGCAATAGCACTCGCACTTAATGTCTTTTCAGAGTTAACACTAATTGTTTCAACACCGTTAACCCAATAGTAATAGCTGTTATTGACTATTCCAGATTTTTTAACATTTGCAATTGTGATAAATTTATTTTCATCTAGAACTGTTCCGGTACCTGTGTATTCGCTAGGTGGTACATTGCTCTCAACCCACTGGTATACATCGATAGTGCTACCGTTGAATACTTTGCCCCATAATTTACTAGCTTGTTTCGCATCGCCAATATTATAATCTAAGAAACGAACAGTTGAAACGTCCCACCAAATCTTACCAACCTGCTCCTTGCCCCAAAGCAACCCTATATTTGTGTCGCCGTAAACAGTTGGATCGTACACTGTTATAAAATCTAAGTTCTGACTTGCTGCGCCAAGTACCTTTCCATTTAATGGATCGATATAGTCTAAGTAACGCGACACATTCATTGTATTACTATTATAAATGTATGTTGAGTTGATTAGATCAACATCAACTATCCCGTTCCGTATATTCGTTGCATTCCAGCTACGTGAATTAGTTGTATTTCTAAATACAACAATTCGACCAATGTCTGAATCATAACCTACTGACCCAACAACTAATATACCATCAACTAAACTAACAGCACTACCAAAGTCATCACCTGGTGCGATGCTAGTAACAATTACCTGTTGACCGAATACTAATTTACCGCCAGTAAATACATCTCCATCATTCAATAAGTCGTATGTATAAACTACACCGCTTCCGAGAACCGTTGATGCATTGTCCATAGTCACCGCAGTAGAATCAAACGATGTCTCTTGGTCAACTACTGCTAGTATATCTGTAGCATTGCCATCCACTGCGCCTACAACTAATTGATTTAAGTCTAAATCAATATGTAATGAGTTTCCAAAGTGTTGATCTTGTGTAGCGTCAACTGGGCTTGTAATAGTCTGATCAACGTAGTATGGGGTTAACCCTAAATCTGCAAGCGTAACAGTTTCACCCGGTAATACATCTAACTTGTTAGCAATTGATTGTACTTCTTTATTAATCAACTCAATAGTTAAATACCCGTCTTGAAATGATGCTCTAACATTTGGAATAGTTATTAAGTTAATCGCATCTGCTACATCTTCTGATGAGCCGCCAGCTGGAAGAGCTACTTCTACGTTGTCTATTCTAATAGAACTACTAGCCGGTATTGTTGGATTTTGTATTGTGCTTGTAATGTATCCAAACATTCTTGGCTGGTTAATGTAACGTGTAACGCTACCCTTGCCATCTAAGTCATTCTCGGCTCCGAAGTAAACTGAACATTTTGCCTTGCAAATAGTTACAGCATTACCAAATGTAGCACCGACTGTTGGGGTTTCTGCTGCGACTAATTGTATTAATTTAAATTCAGTTGTATCAATTTCTAAGAAGTCGCCAACTTTAACAGCACCAGGTTCAAGTGTTACAACGTTGCCTGTAATGCTATATTCATAATTTAAATTTGCGCCTTCTTTAATTAGTTGCTTGCCATTGTTAAACACCGAACCAAGTGCGGTTCTAGTTGATGAATATGTTAAATCATTTGCATCGCTTATTACAAAACGTTCAACTACTCTATCAATAATGTATGCGTTACCTGTGTCTGTGCCTGTGCCCGGTGCTGTAATAACAATGTGACTACTGTTTTCAGTTACATCAATTTCTGCACCAAAGCGATCGCTTGATCCAAGTGTACCAACAATAGAGCTAATGAATCTAAATGTTGTGCCTAGTGAAATGCTAATGTTTGCTGTGCCACTAGCTGGTGCCGTTGCAAACACCACGGCAGTTCCTACTAACGTATAATCAATTATTGGACGTTGTATTATTGCATCAACTTTAACAATAATAGAATATAATCCATCAAGCGCAAATAAATCTACTACTGCAAAGGTATCTTCTATCGTGTCGCCACCATATACTACAGTGTCTTTTCGCGAAATAACAACCGTGTCACCTGCGTCTGGTAACGTTGTTAATATGATATTTGGTGCTACGTAATCATAGTCAGAAGCATAATCTAATAGTACACCGTTAACGGTTACATTAATTTCATTCTCTGCACTAATAACGATATCGCTTGTAATATCATATTGCAGTGTTGCTCCGTCGGCTATAAACGAGACCTGTTGTGTTTCGTAATCTATTTTCTGATATGAATGAACCTTGTTATTATCTGGCTCACCAACAAATACCCAGTTTTCATCTTTGCTCATTGCAATACTTAAACCAAAGCCATCACCAAGTGTAGATCCCAACGTTTGATCTGGACTAACAAGCAATTGGGTTTCGATAACATTATCTAATGTTCTATTACGATTTGCAATTGCTACAATGCCCGGAGTACTTACATCGCCTGGCGCTGTAATAGCACCCCATGCTTCTATTAATACCACATCGTTACCGTAGCGTGAAATATTTGAATTACTGTTTAACGATAATGGTAGCTTCCATGTGTAATTTCCAACACCATCTTTATTATAAAAGTGTGCTTCGCCTGTAGCTGGATCTCCTACTAGTAACCCGGAATTTGCGTATCCTTGTGATACGCTCTGACCAAATTCAGCTGTTACTCCATTAGGATTAATTTCTTCATCGCTGTATATAAACGGGCGTGTTTTCTTATATGTTGCTGGCTGCCCGCCATCGTTTGCAACCCAGACAGTTTCGGGTGTATGAATGTTATTATCAAACACAGAGCCTGCAATAGAACTTGGTACATCTACACGTGCCGATCCAAATTGTAATATAATTCCCGTGCCGTCCAGAATACAAGTTTGATTCTTAGCCAGGGCGCCGGCTATTACAATGTTAATTGAATCAAACACTCGTAATACCTTATGGGTGCCATCAACTAATTCATCAAAGTCGAGAACAACGATTGTGTCGTTAGCTGCGAAGTTATGTGCGATGTTAGTAACTAATGTTAAGGTGTCGTCTAAATTATCAGTCACACTAATAACAATAGGATCTTGTTTAATTGCACGATATACATTCCAATCAGTCTCTGTATCCCTTGCAACCCATATTAAAGTACCTTCACTCACATCACTAGTTACATCTATTTCACTAATATCAAAAACAGCGATGTCTACATCATCAACATCCACAAAGCCTGCCGTTGGCAAAGCTGTGTCTAAGTTCTGCTCGCTGCATGTAGGGAAAATATTTTTATTTGTGTTCTTCTCGCTCTGCTTATAAATGTTAGCTACAGGAATTAGCAAGTCGCTAACTGATGCGTCGGCTACCGAGTCAACAATTTCTACTAGGCTCGGATTTGTTGTAAGACTGTCTTCGTCAAGCTTCAATTCAATATATGAACGGTTGCTAGTAGCACCATAACTAGCGCGTTTAATCGCCCAGTTCTCAAAAATAGTATAATCAACTGTTTCTTTGTTTAACTCTGCATCTACAAATAAGTTGAGACTATCAACTGTGCCTTTATTCTCTATCATATCACTGTAAATGTTTATCTGACTAATGTCATCTAAGTCCAATGAACGCAAGTAATCTCGTGAACGGAAACCTGTTAACCCAAATGCCATTAAATCAACATCGCTTTCTAAGTTTGCAGTTTTATTATTGTAGTACTGAAGCATTTGGTCTGACTTAGTCGCCAAGTTAGGCAATAGGCCCTTGTTAATGCTATTGTAATCTGTTTTTACCCATTGGCCGTAATCAAATGTTTCGGATGGTTGAACTTTTTCAGACGCGCTCCAGTACGAATTCTTAAACTTAACAATGTCGCCCTTGTTATACGTGCTTACTTGTGTCCAAGTTTTAACATTATCTTCGTTATATAAGAAGCCTTGTGCATCTAGCTGACCGTTCCAGTCGTACGTAGTAAATCCAGATAGTTTAACACGATGTTGTCTTACGCCAGTGACTGGATCATAAATTAAGTCATTGAATATACTAACATTATCTAAAATTAGCAAATGCTCAAAACTAGTTAGGTTGAATTTTAAGTAACTAATAATGTTACCGTCGATCATTTGTAACTTAAAGTTATTATCGATACGATCAACTACGTAGTCGCTAATATCTAGCGGTTCTCTATTTTGATTTAATGGCTGTTCTGTTAATTCTAAATTAGTTAAATCATCAACAATGTGTAACTCTCGTTCAAACTCTAATGCCGTTGCCGCTGGGTTTAAGTTAATAATGCTGTTAACCGCCCAGCCTTGGTCTGCCCAGTACAAAAATTCCTGGACCATTTGCACCCAGTTAACTGCCTGTGTGTTTTCACGTTCTTCAAATTTCAATCCCGAGCGTATTAAATATTCGTTGTAGCTTACAATAAATTCACCAATAGCCTGCTTACTAGTAAACACATGGCCATATGGAATATATTCTATAGAGTCAGCAAAATCTAATGGAACTCTAATAGACGAAGTTGCTGCATTGGTTCTACCAACAGCGATAGTATCAAAGCGTCCTGTATTTACAGAGGATTGTATTTTAAAATATGGGTCTGTAAAACTGTTGCCAATAACTGCATAACCATCAGCAACCTTTTGTACTACAATTGATGAATATATAATTTCATCTAGTGGTTGATTCTTATACATTAATAATTTGTAACTTTCGTCGGGCAATAATAAGCTATTATTTGTGCTGTCCGGGCTACTCTTGTCTGTAAAGATTTTTAAGTTATTCTTATCTGTAAACGATGCCATATGGTGACATAGGTTCACATTAAGATTTGATAAGTCCGTTTTAAGTTTTGCAAGACTTTCGTAACCAAAGTGTTTGTTGTAATCAATAACCCAGTTTATGTAACTATGCTTAACTGTATTTTCATCAAGTAACTCAATGTCACGTACATCAATTCTTAGACGACTATCATACAAGTACTGTTCTGAAACTGCATCATAAACATAACGATCTCTGTCAGACATTAACGCAAAGTACTGAGCTGGCCTAGTTAATGCATACAGTGTTTGCATTGCAAATGGCCATGCACTTGATTTTCTCCAAGCCGATTCAGCCGGGGCTACATCGCTAACCTTCCATGACTTCTTAAAGTCGTACGCCGAATAGCCTGCTATTAGAGACTCTAACGGCATCAATAAGTGACCTTCGCCATCAACCGGTAGTATTTGAGTCAGTCCAGGACGCACGTATCTTTCATCTACGTGTTCATTGGCTGGATCTTTAATTAACCCGGCTTCCATGTCGTCCCATAATACTAAGTTACCACTAGTGTACGGTGCTGGACCGTAACGTAGTGTCCACCAGTCTGGGCGTTCTGCTAATCCAACCATTTCCCACGGACGCTCATGTGGTGCATCTGTATCGTAGTAGTCTATATAGATGCCACGCCAGTGTCCTTGTTCAATTGACGCATTAGTTAATTTGTCAGTTGAGGCACTGTAGTTCCATGTTTTGTCTTCTGCTTGATTGTAATCTTGTTTTTTGTAATCAATTCTGTTCCAACCTAACCACGACAGTAAGATAGGTGACAGTACTTCAAGAATTTCTTGATCTGCGTAATCTGTTACACGAAATGCACCCGGCATAATATCAGCTGGTTCAATCGGAATAACGTCGTTTACTTTAATATTGTTATAGATACGTTTTTCAAATTCTAATAATACTAAATCACGTATATCGTTATTGCCATCGTTGTCTTTTCCAAAGGAAGTAGTAATGCTGCCATCGTGTCCTCGTACGACGTCGACTGGATTCGTATAAGTGTCATCTGTAAATATCAACGGTTTGTATTTTGGAAACAAACCTAATTTAGTAGGTGTGCTTGGCACTATTGCGCCGAGCGTCGTGTTGTATTCGTTAATTCTTATAACATCATCCGGTAATATTTCAACCGATACATTAATACGTGGGCCGTCTGTTGCTACACTGTAGTCAGTATCTTTTGTTAGCAGTATACCATTATGATATACTAGTATCGCTTGGGTGTTAGCAGTTAAGAAGTCATATGTGTTAAGCGTAGTAAACGTTCCTGTACTAATCGCTGTTACTAAGTACTCGGTAGTTTCGTAATCCGAGCCAGATGGTAACATATCGCTCCAGTAGTACGAACTATCAACTGTTTTACCTGTGTTAATATCCTTAATTGCATTGTCTAGAATATCGCCTGGCGTCATTCCAAATATATCGTGCTTCTCAACCCAATCAGTTAACTGATTCTTAAACTTTTCGTACTGGCGTGACGCAAAGTCTACTGAACTAAAGAAATTATATTCTTTAAAGCGCATAAACATAGCGGCAAGTGCAATTGGGGATGATTGTTGTACAATAAAGTTACCGTATTTGCTTATGTCACCTAGGTCACGTAGATTATTAGCACCATTAATATCACCCTGCACCGTTAATATGTTTTGTGCTAGGTTGTTATAGTGATTACGAATCGTGCCAAGTGTTAATAACGTTGTGTTCTCATTGAACATGTTACTTGATAAGTTAGTTGGAATTTCGTAGTACCCATCTTTACTAATGTCGTTGCTAATTACTTTTAGTTGCAATTCAGCATCTTCCGGAATGGTATTTAAAAATGTAATAACATTCGCAGTTACTTCGTACTCGTCCGGAGTAATAAATGCACCATTAGCAGTGATTCTAACGGCAGGGATTAATAAACCATCTTCCGGTGTAATATCTAATATTACAGGTTCGCCTGTATATACCAAATCAATAACTTGTGCCTGGCGTGACTGTTCAATTGATTTAACCCAACCAATTGCATTTGTATGTTCAATCCGGGTGTTGTATTTTCTAGCAAAGCCATTACTAATTGGTGTGTCGGCAAGTGACACACTATCTTCTACATACAAGAACGTGTCGTTGTACATATTATTTTCAAAAACAATATCGCCTAGGTTATCAATGTTTAAATATCTTAACGGGAAGCCAAGCACTGTATCATTTGCACCAGTGCCTTCGGCATAGCTGAATAACTTACTGCCAGTGAACGTAGTGCTTGAGTATGCGTTAATATCACCAAGCGAATTACCGTTAGTATCGAATATATCAAACAACGGTGCCTGGTTAACAGACGTTTTAGCTTGTGACTCTACCCAAGCAGTACCATCAAATGTGTACGTTGTACCTTGTTGAGTAAATCCTTTTGCAACTACAACAATATCATTTTCTTCACTATCACTATCATCTGCCAGGACTAAGTTTAAAGTTTCGTTACCGTCATTGTTAACATCAATAAACTCAACTAAGAAAATCTTGTCTCTAACAGTTGGGTCGGCGTCGTTAGAAAAGATAATACGACTACCGTCTATTAATTTATATCCATCAACTGTGTAACCCAGCGATCCATTAATGTTTGACATTGCGTCGAGCTCGGCAAAGTCAATAATATCAACAAGTTGCTTACCGTACGTTCCGTAATTAAATAAACGCAAATCTGCATCGAACTCAATGATTGGGCGAGATGCTCTATTGTTATTATCGATATCTACTACAGTGTTGTTATATTCTGCGGTTGCTGTGATAACATCTAAGTGGAACCATCTGTTGCTGCGAGACCATGCATTTTTATCTAGGCTAGATCTATTAATAGTAATATAATCTAACTCAGTTGGTGCATTTAATGTTCCATCCATCGCCGTTGTATCCCAAGCCGAGATGTCCCACGGGACAGTAAAACTTGTGGCATACGTCTCTGGCACTTGTAAATCGTTAACTAGCACCAAGCGTATTGATGTACCAACCCCTTCTACAATATAATCACTTCTATCGTATTCTTCTGGAGATACTACACCACGAAATCGTACTTTAAGTCCGTTTGTAAATACTACCCCATTTGGACTTGTATAAGTTGGTCTGCCAAGTATATCGTCTATATCTAAAATTGCGGATGACTCATTATCAACTACACTAATAACACCAAAACGATTTGGGTTAGTTGCATCTTGATAATATAAAGTATCTAGCGATGCTGTTTCAAGCGGTACTTGTTCAAAGTATCCGTCGGAGTCTTTAAAGAAACCTACGTTACTGTATAGCGCACCATATAGTATTGTGAACTTTTCAAAAATCGTAATTTGTTGCAGTGGAATTAATCTAACATATATGTCGCCTAGTACGTCTTCAAGATAAATTCTAAAAATTTGGTATCTGTCTTCTTGGTTAGTTAACGGTAACCCGTCGTTAACCCAACCCAAGTCAACTGCATCGCCTGGCGTGTCGTCTAAGAAGATAACAGTCTTGTTATCAATGTTTTGTATGCCGGCTATCTCGCTAACATCATCAAGCAACTGATCAGCTATTGTATCCATACGCCTATCAGTCGCTATATCAACGTTGCCTATGCTTGTTAAGTTATGATAGAAACTTTGTGCATCACTAGCCGGAACATTGAATTGAATTGTGCCGTTGTCTTCGCCGTTGTTTGTAACTCCAACAATGTCTCTACTGCTGATATTATCTGCCCACGGTACTGTACCGTCTAGCCCTGGATGTGTTTGAATATAAAAAGGACTGCCAGTCTGATCTAGATTGAAGTTATACGAACCTCCGCGTAACACTGTAATAACAGGGTTTGCAACGTTAAATCCTTCAATTGAAAACGAATTTGCATTTGCAGTAATTTCAAAATCGTTTGTTAGCAACACACTTGATGCTGCTACATCAACACTGTCAGGACCATTCGGTAACCAAAAGTATTGAGAGTAGTTTACAAACTTGTCAAAATCAATAAGCGGTGACCAGCTATACATGTCAGATTTAAATAAGCGATCGTGATTATCAACATTGGCGCCAGTAGTTGCTAGGCCATCTAATAGACCCAGGTACGTTAACGCGTCAACAGTGTCACCGTTCTCGTCTTTAAATATAACTCCTGGCTCAAGTTGATAGTTAGTTCTTCTTTCTGTCAACTCATCAATATATCCATCAGTTGATGACTTACCCGGAGCATTTATACGACCAATGTAACCTTGAGTTTGTTTTAACTTTGGTTCTTGAATCAATTGATCAAGAGTTGAGTTTAAAAACTTTCTGTTAGTTGGTGTTTGAAAGATCTCTGGTAGAAAATCTACACTGCGAATTCTATCTGCCATTTATTAACCTGCCTTAGTCTGTATGTTGCTTGCTGTTAACGCATCAATAATTGTTACATCGTCAACAGTTGCCGCACTTGTAAAAATTTCGTACGGTGCTGATTTAATTTCGTATAAGTCGCCAAACGTCTTAGATGGATCTTTTGACGTAATAACAATTGATGCCACTGTATCACCTAATTGCGAATGTATAAAAGCTGCCAATTCTGAGAAGTAAAATGTATCTCCGAAGTCCCAGTTATCAATATCAAAATATTCATTAATGGTTGATATCACGCTACTTTTAATTTCACTATCACTAGTGGTTGTGTTACTAACTTTAACCACTTTAATAAAAGCCTGTAACTGTGTGTCTGCCTTATTACCAAACAACGGTTTAAACACAACACTACTTAAAACCATATTGTCACTAATCATTTTGCTTTCTTGCAAATCGTCGTATTGTACAGACAATTCATCAGTTGTTGGAACAGCTGGTTCCTCAACTGAATTAGTAACATCCTGAATGTATCTAAGGTGTGAGTCGTAATAATTTGCAGTTACAACATACACGTCGATAATGTTTGTTACACTTGGGTTAATACGTCTAGTCTCCGGACTGTTATGCCTGTACTGGAAGTGTAAATTGTCACGCCCAATCTTAGCAGTATAATCAAATCGTTCTATTAATTCTCTTATAGTTCCGTTTTCAACTTGCAATTCAAAGAACTTGTCTTCAGCAGTTGCATAAAATATCTGCCCAGCAACATGTTCTGTTTTAACTAATGCAATGTCGCCTTCTGTTTCATATTCATCATTAATCGTTGCTGATGTTACTGGCAGCAGTCTTTCTAAGTTGTCAAAGTCGACAGTTGATTGGAAGTAAACATTTCTGTTTAAGTTAATTCCCGACTCATCAACTATTAGTTTAAAGTAGTCTGGATTATCTGCAATGCCATCGTTGTCAAAATCAGTAAAACTAACTTCTACATTGTAATCATTTACATAGCCATCTGGTTCAACACTTTGATCAATAATATCCATTACTACATCGGATGACAGCGGATTATGTGAGCCATCTGGCTTGGTGTTTATTTTTAGTACGTTAATGAAATCATTAACAATTTGTCCGGATCTTGGATCAAATATCTTACGACTATTATCATAAAAGAATCTTGTTTCTAAGATGCTTGCGAAGAAATAGTTTAATGCTCTAGTAGAAACAGTATAACCTTCCGGCGTTGAAATAAACTTAACCATCCAGCTTGCGTCTGCATTTGTATTTGATGTTGACTGTGCATTTGACAAGCTAAATTCGCTTGTGTCATCTAAGTTGTCTGCACTAATAACATACCAAATATTATTTAAATGATCAAAACCAATTCCAAAGTTACGTAGTAACTCCACTTGTGTTAACATTTCTTGTTCAATAACAACCGATAAGTCCGAATTAAACAATGGTATAATTTCTTCTGCTTCGGCGCCTGTTGGAACAAAGTTGTTTATCTTAACAGGGCCTACAGTATTACCCGGCGCTGCGGCGCCACTTAATGTACCTTCAACCTCAACACTTGTAATTGTTGTCCATATCTCAGTTTTGTCGCCAGCGTGATTTGATACTCCTGCTTGCAATCTATTGTTTTCATCAAAATGTAAACCAGCTGGTGCAACAAACTTAACTAACGACTGTGGCAATAAGTGCTGTCTGTTATCATTAACAAACGGCCCAATTGCTCGAGCATTGCCTTCAGAGTTTTTAAAGTAACCAGATGTCTCATTTGTTATTGTTGTATTCTGTTGCCAAATTAAACGTGTAATTTCGCCTGCTGCTGGTAATGCAACACGGGTAAAGTTTTCATAGTAAAACTGGATTGTTCCACGACTGCCTAGTAGTGGTTCAACTTGATTTCTAAATACGGAGTCAATGTCATTTCTATCATTGAATGTAAAATTAAATGTTGTTAAGTTTGTGTCTTTATAAATTAGTCCATCACTAGCGTATGCATTAATGCTACTGTACTTGCCGGTTGGGTCAACTAAATCTAAGTAACGACTTGCTCCGATGTTTGTTCTGTTAATTGCTTTACTTTTTGTAATGCTACTATGCGCGGTGTACGGAAAGTTGTTATAGTCTTCGCCGTTAACCATTCTGTTTTGTGTGTAAAAACGTGCTGGGGCTCTGCGTTTAATATCGTCAATACTTTCATTGCCTTTCGCATTTGAGATAGGTTGTTGCAATCCAATAGTAAGAGTAAGCGTCTCATCGCGTCCAGTCTTGCTAGTGTAACTTATGTTAACGTCAATGTTCTGAATCTCTTCAGGGTTGATAACATATTCTAGGCCGTTGCTTTCGCGTATATATGTGCGAAAATCACCAATTGGTATTTCACTAAACACACCGTCACCAAAGTTAAATGCAATCTGATCATTTACTCTGCTTGTAACGCTAAAGAACTTGCGCTGACCGGCAGCGAGCTGTGTATTGTTTGAAGTGTATACGTTACTAACTTCATCCCATTCTTCCGTGCCTGATGATGTAGTTGCATCAGTTTTAAATAACCAAACATCATCATTATTGATGCCAGGAATATCAATGTCAATTGATATGTTGGCAATGCGTTCACTAAGTGTAAAATCTTGTGTTTGTAATGTGCCTTGTTTAAAGTAGAAAAAGTATCCGGTATTCGGACTAGCAAAGCCTTGATTATCGTTTCTGTATAATAAGTTAAGTTGGCCGTTTGCGCTTGGTGCAGGTTCGTATATGCTGTCCTTGCCAATGGATGTACCATTAACAATTTCAAAATCCATTACAGAACCATCAACGGTTGCAGAGAACGGGACAACAGGCAAGAAGCCATCCGACATATTAATTTCATATTCGTCTGTTCTAATGCCAACAATGTTTGCAGTACGGCCCGGCTGACCAATCTTTTGACTATTAATAAGTGCCGCACTTAGAATCGTTGTAAGCTGTTCTTGCCAATCATCATTGGTTTTGTCATTCCAGCGAATTGCAACATTACCGAGATTGTTTTTATTGTAGTCTACAATGTTTTCTGTAGTGGAAGCTGCAAGTATCTTAAGATAGCCGCGCGCGGTCTCGTTACGCTTTGGAGTATATCCAACTAACGTAGCTAGGTTGTTAACGCTGTCGCGTCTTTCTGCGGTATCTAAGAAGTTTTCGCGTGTATTTAAATCGCTTCTGAATGCTAAAGACTGTCCCATGAATGCCATTAAATCAAGTAACGCAATGTATTCAGAGCTTTCAGTGTAATCATTAAACGTTTCTGGATGATGCTGACGCAAGTAATCTACAAATGTTTTGCGGATTGTTTCAAAGTTGTAACTTTGTAGGTCGGCTTCTTTGTAGGTCTTATAGATTCGCTGCCAATCTTCCGTACCAAATATTGCCGTTTGTCTAGAGGTCTTTGCCATAAAATATGATTCTCTTAATGTTTCAACTATTTATGGAAAAGTATAAACAGCGTACTTTAAGAGTTAAGCAATAGTGGCGGTTTGCGTATCCTGTATGAACGTTATGTAAAAGTCTTCTGTACTTCTTTCCGGTAGTAAACTAACCGAAGCATGTACCCTGATAGTGTTAACTGCATTTGTAATTACAATGTCGTGTATCTCTATGCGTTGATCTAAACCAATGATACGACGAATTTCATTTTCAATCTTGCTAGACGTTAGCGAATCATTTGGGTCAAACAGATAATCCCAAACTCGGGTTCCAACTTCTGGACGTCCCGGCAATGTACCAGCGCGTATTAGAAGCGCATTAAGTAAGTCGCGCTTAATGAGATCGCGATCTGTTAGTGTGAATTTTTTAACTTTGTCTATTGTGCTAAACCCTTTAAAATTTGGCATTATGAATCTCCCGAGCAGGCGTTATAGTCTTTAGGACTAAGGGCCGATAACTTACTTGATACATCACTAAGTGATGTTGATATGCCACTTAGTGATGTTGGAATGTCACTTAGTGATGTTGGCACAGGAAGCCCTTTCCTTAAGGCTTGCGCTGCCACTGCTGCCAAAGCTGCGATCTCGGCAGGAGATTGTATTCTAAGGCTTCCTACTAGTTTATCAACACCAGCATCGATGTTGGCGGTGTCAATTGTTCCAATGGCTAAATCTGGTAACTTGACAGTGGCTGCTCCAATGCCTTTTAATTTACCTAAAATGTCTGCACTTTTAATAACTGTCAACACTGCTCCAAACTTAGCAATGTTTCCGATTTTATCCATTGCAGAATTTAAAGCATCTGACACAGTGCCTAATAGTTTAGCCTTAATATTTGCTGGCGAAAACTTTGCAGCCATTCCAGCTAATGCAGCTAACTCTGCGGCGGTTTCGTTTCCGGTTATAACTCCCTGAAAACGTAAGTCACATACATTTGTTACCATAACTTTATTAATTAGTTCACGCTGCAATTCTTCGTTATTTAATAAATCATCAACACTAGTTACACCGTATTTGCCTGTAAATACCGATGGATCAGCTAACACTGCCGCAAGATCTAATGGCGAGTACGAAACGTTAAGCCCTTTCTTTACAACACCTGTTTGCTGCAAGTCTTGTAGCGTAAGTCCATACGATCCTAGCCCATCTACTGTAATTACATTTGAAGCCTGCTCCGTGTCCTTTGCTAGTCCTGCTAATATACCAGCGGTTTCGTCAATTGACAAATTAGGTACGGCATTAATTGTACCATCAGCTGATAATACTTCGACTACATCTTTAATTTCAACTACACAACTCATATTATGATTCGTCAAACGGTTTTACGTTTGAAACTCCTGTGTTGTGTGCATCCCACGGTTCGTGTGTTGGGGCGCGTGTAACAATACTTTTAAACTTATCAGCTATTAACTTAAAGCCCTCAGTATCGTTCTTTGTTGCGTCTGGGAAACTAACTAGCGGCAGTGCCTTTGGCGCTAATACTGATGGTGCGCCCCCATCATTCAATCCTATCGTTGCACCCTTAATCTCTGTATGGCCACCCGACTTAAATGATGCTGCACCGCCTGCATCAGTAGCTAATGTGCCATCACTCTTAATGCCAATTTTAGTTTTACTGTATGCAGTAAAACTCTTTTTGCCAGTTAAGTCTAATGCATCCTCAGATTCAATTGCAATTCTTTTCTTACTATGTAAATTAATACCTTCGAGCGCATCAATGTTAACATTCATATCAGCATGAATATTAAAGTCGCCACCTGTACGTAAATTAATACTATTTGCAGCCCACCCATCAATCGTGCCTTCAGCACCTAGTTCCCACCATGCGTTACCGTTAGCATGTACGATGTATATAGATCTGCCATCGTCAGTCATTGTAATTTGATGCCCAAGCGAAGTACGAATACGTATTAAATTATTGTCGCCATTAACCTCGCCGTCATCCATAACAAAAGTATGGCCGCCACGTCTGCCGACGATACTAGTATCGGTTTCTTCACCGGATTCAATTTTTTCCTTAACGTCGTGGTCAAACATTCCGCCAGTATATATTGGGCGGCCGGGTGTACTAATGCCGTATACATAGCTTGGACTTTCACGCTGAGCACTTGATGATATAGGTCCACGATACGGATCTATTAATAATCCTTGTTTCCACATTTGTCCTGCTACTACAGAATGAATTGGTTTTGCTATTTTACCAAACTCGCTACTATCCATCGACGTTTGATTTTTGTCCATTTCGACTACTGGCTTACGTGCTGCATGGGCACATTTTTCAGCTTGGGCGGTGTTACTGTAAGCTACGTCTTCTTTTGCACCGATGGCCGGTATCATCTGATTCATTTGTGGTTCGGGAATAAAACCTATATAATAGCATTTGTCTCTCTCACCATTTGAAAAAACAACCAGTACTCTAACACCTGGGTCAGGAACGTTTGCCCACATACCATATGCATGGCCGTTATTTTCAAAATCCGGAACCGATGCGTCAATCTTTTTATGTGGTGTTACGCCGTAGTACGGTGAAAGATATCGTGCTGTGGTCCAGGATGACGGCTGGTCCTTTGTGTTTTCATCTCCAAAAGCTTCAATCCATACTTCAATTCTTCCGCTATGCGTAGGATCTGTTGTAGCCATAACTTCAGCTTCAAACGGGCCAGAGTATCCGCCAACACCGCCGCGGTCTTGTCTAAAACTTTTACCTGCTCGCCAACCATCTGTATAATCTTCTTCAGCCATTACTCTTCAGGCTCCTTACCTGTAATACATTTCTCTGGAATGTATACCAACGTGCCTTTTAATTGTTGTGTAAACTTGCCCGCGTTAAGTTGTGTTATAATAGTGTTTGCTCTATAGACAAAACTATATTGAGACACACCGCCTGGATTCCTGCCATCGACATCCTGAAGTAAGTTCTTTTGAGTTACATCAGCAACACCAGTCTCTAAATCGTAATCAACAACGGTATTAAAATTTACAGCAAAAAATACTTCGGCCTTGTCGTAATTTATTGAACCGTCGAGTAGTATATCTTCACCCGGGTCTGCAGTTGCAGCATAAAATAATTCGCTCTGTGACAGCCAGTCTGGGTCGCCAAGTATGTCAATACTAACATTGGCAATATCTTGTGGTGCATATAATACGCTAGCCGCGTTAGCAGCTTGCTCGCCAGCCTTATTTTCACTACTTTGTGCCTGTGTCGAGTTAGCTCTGTATACTTGCATTGCCCTAAGGTTTGTTTGAGTGCCTGGGTTTGCATCTGGATCTTGTTTATGTTTATCACTAAATGTAGTGTAGTAGAAATTATTATATTCTTGCTTGAAATCCAGGACCTCTGTGTTCTTACCTGTGAACCAAAAATCATATTCCTTATGTGTTTTAAAACAATTATCGCTACCATTAAAAGCTCGTGTGTCAACTGTTTTAACTTCGAAACTTGTAACAACGTAAGTAATCTTATAAGCCCAAGCCTGGCGGAACGAATCGAAATTTAATATCTCAATTCGCGGACGTATTTTAAACCACTTTAGTGCCTCGTTGTTTTTCTTTTTAAATTTGCCGGCTTTGTCCTTAGTTTGTTCAGTAATTTGTGCATACTGGTTAGTAATATACGAACTAGACCTAATTGCAAGGTCTAAAAATTTCACAATCTTCATCCCAGCATTAAGGGCAAAAGTTTGAACGGTATTAATTGATTTTGCACTATCGGATGACAACTTAGATGTAACTTGCCCTGTTGCTTCGCCTGGTGTACCGCTCCTTTGAATAGCAAAGGTGCCCGGTGCGCCTACTTTAGCGTCTTTAAGCCCAAGATTATCCTGAAATTCAATTGCATACACATTTGGGTATTCGTACTTCTTATCGCCTTTGTCGGTTTTAGTGGATAGGGTATTCTGGTGAATGTTGAGGGCTTCCATAAGTCCTTTATTCTCGATGCCGCTAGCATATTTAATTTTCTTTGTGCCGTCGAGCAAATCAGTTAAGGTATTTCCTTGTAATGCCATATCATGTGGAATAGTACCATTGACCTGACCGTGTCCTATTTGTGTTTGCGGACACACACACTCACACGAGTAAACAACCTTAGCAGTTTCAACACGAAATCTAGAAGCTGTTATCATAACAGGTATCCACTTCTCGATATATGACTTTGGATCAGACCCATCATCAAATTGTCCATTTAGTACTTGCTTACCGTTTTTATCATATCCGTAAAATCGTATCACTACCAAATAAATTTGATTAATTGGATTAAAGTTTTTGTACTTCAAATCTTTAGCAAATTTAGTAGAGGCATTATATAAACGCTCTAGGAAAGTTAATCCCATCGGTTCCGTAACTGTGAAATTTAATTTGAAAGTGTTTTGTGGCCCGCCCGTAGCTGTTCCTGCGATATAGCTCTCAAGCTGTATATCATCTAGAAAGAAATCATGATTAAAATATTTGTTACGTTTTGCTCCAAAATTACCGCCAGTAAGTGACGAGTCGCTACTTATACCACCACTTTGCACTAGCAACTCTAGACCCTCAACACTCTTTTGTCCGCTAGCCATCATGTTAAAATAGTGTTTGGGTGATTGTAGGTACAACGAAATACTATACGTCATATTGTTAAACTTCCGAAATCTATTTGGGATCGGTTCGTTTAGTTCTGGCATCTTAGAATCCTAATGTATCACGTAGGGTAGTTATAGTAGGTACTTGTATTACAGTGCCTACGCTAAAATCTATTAATGGATTTTTCAAAACATCTGGATTTCGTTGTGCAAATACCCACCACAGTTCTGAGTCTTCATATAAGTCAAATGCTAGTAAATCAGGACGCATGTTATATGTCTCTGTGATTATAAATTTTACATCACTATCCAGTTTCGGAATAGGCCTGTTAACCATTAAATCTAAGTAATGATCGTTAAGACCCGTTAAACCGTACGCACTTTTTTTCGAATATTGCATTACCAGAACCCCTTCTTAAGCAAACTACCGCTTGCATATTCTTCTAGACTAAATTCGTTACTAACTTGTTCACGTGTCTGAATTGGAATCATTGTAAAGCTAATATCAATCTTTGTAGGTACATACGTTGCCTTGCTGTACGTATCATCTTCACCGTTATTATTTTTCTTTACTGGCACTGTCCCGCCAATATCCACTTGTGTGCCGAGCCTTAGACTTGGATCAGTTGGATTACTTGGTGGGGGTGGTGTTGGTTGTATGCCTGCAGGGTTACCGCACGGAATGTAATCAACATCGTTAGGTAAGTTATAGTTCATCATGGTAACCGCACATGGATGGTTGTTAAATTGGAACTCACCAAGCCCAGTTAAGAATACAACTGGTGGCGGCATGCCTCTCTTTTTATCTTTTCCATAAAACATCTTTGTTGCACTTCTTAAGAAGTGCAATGCAGCTAACAAGTAGTTCGCTTCTTCAAGATCGTTTGCTGTGAAGGTTGCTGTTACTAGAATGTTTTGTACTTGACTTCCTTTATAGAAATAACCTCTGTAATTACTATGCACTAAGTCATAGTTTTCATAATCTGCGTTATACTGCACCGCAATTGTTGGAGTATACGGAAATATAAGACCTTCGGTGTCAGCTAACGGTTTTAATATACCCGGGTTTGCTGATCTATATAGATAATCAGCGGACGGTGCTAAGTGTAAGCGAACGCGCCAGTCATTTTCTTTGTTTGCTTCTTCCTGGCTGATTGCATTATTTGCGGCTTCCTCTGCAATAGCAGCATTAAATGCGGCTTCTTCAGCAGCTTCTTCGGCAGCTTCAAAATCAGCAATAGCATCTTCGTCTAAGTCTTCATTCTCGTTGAATGGGTCATCGTCAACTACTGCCGCAGCTGGATCATCTGATGACACTATTCCATCCGAGGACGTTGCAATTATATTTTTCTTTTGGTCGTCCGGCAGTGCATTATACTCGTCTGTAGTAATGACATTGCCGAACCTGTCTTTATACACTGTAGGTTGTGGTATAGAAGTGGTTGCCCTATCGGCCTCGGCACCTTTTGCTGTTACCGCTCGCCCTGCGGCGTTTAATTCTGAGTCTCTAATTAGAGCTGAGTTAACTTCTGCTGGTGATAATCCCTGGCTTTCCAGTACTGCGCGTTTCTCAGCTTTGAGTCTTACCCTCTCCCTCTCTAGTGCGGCTTCCTCTTCTCGTAATGCTGTACTTTCCGCGGTTTCAACGGTTATACTTCCGCGGTTCTCAGTTGTGCCGCCACCAGTTACGGTTACCGATACTTCTGTGTTGCTAAGTGTAGCATCCGTTGGTGGTGAAATAGGAGCAGCAAAATCATCCTCACCGGCAGGTATAGTAGTAGTAGATCCCGGAATAACTTCAGTTGTAATATTGCCGGCACCGTCAGTAGTTGTGGTTATAGTAGGATCGATTGTAACTACCGTTGCGGTGCGGGCAGCTTCTTCATCAGGATATTCTATTTTAGTTACTTCAAAGTAGTCATTGCCGCCATCTATGCCTGCAATAGCTTCAACACCCTCAGCAGTACTAAGACCAGCCATGTCGTATGCTTGCTCTGCGGTATACCCTTGAGCAATATATTGGTTTGCTTGTATTACTAACGATTGTTCTTCCGACCGCTGACTCATAAATGTCTTCCTATTAAGTGTTGTATTTATGGGTATTCATAATAGCGTTATATAATGAATTAGGTTGACAAAAGACTTACGTATGTTAAAATGTTAGTCACTACAGTTACAGAGGAGATTATGGCTAAGAGAAAAAAGAATTACCTAAATAATAAGGATATACTTAAAGAGATTCATTTAAGCAAAATATCATTTTGTTCCTTTCAAGATAAGATTGAGGACAATCAACAAGACTTTATAGTAGAAACACTAAGCGACATTTGGGGCTTAAAAAATGTCGAAGTTAAAAAAGCAACAGAAACAACTGATGCTGTCTTTAAAGATATACCAGTCATAGAATTAGCATTACAAGCAAGAGCAACACGCCTTTCTAAATTAGATATTCCAACCAATGTCGAAGATGTTAAACTAGAGGACGTTGTCTTTCGTGTCATGACTAACGAACATATTCCACTAGTTCCTAAGAAAAAATCAAGAGCGGGTATTGCTAAAGAAGCCAAACAAGCTAAGTCAAATGCAGTGTTTAATGAATTGGTTGAATCCGACGATGTTCAAGAACCTGCAGATCCTAGCGTTGAACTTATACCAATGCGCGTTAACTTCCCTCCGTTCTTCCATTACAGGATTACAAAATTAGCAGACCACGGGCTTGCCGAGGAAGGTAGCGATGCAATGTCAGCAAGCATTGTTGGAAAATCACACTGGAAAGGTGATTTAGTGACCGGTGAATTTAATAAGGATCTTGGTAAAACTACTGATAATCTAGCAATGATGTACATCAAACTATGTGAACGTTACGGCACTCGTAGCAACTGGCGTGGGTATACGTACAACGATGAGATGCAAGGTCAAGCACTATTGCAGCTATCACAAGTTGGATTACAGTTTAATGAATTTAAATCGCAGAATCCATTTGCGTATTACACTGCCGCAGTAACTAACAGCTTTACTCGTGTGTTAAACATTGAGAAAAAGATGCAGAACATACGTGATGATATCTTAGAAGCTAACGGACTAACACCAAGTTGGACTAGGCAGTATGCTAACGATGGTGCGAAAGACGAACCACAATTTGATTACAACGTTGGCAAGCCCGGTAGGAAAAAGAAAGCCGATAAACCTACAGAATCCACTGAAGATTAATTAGTTGCGGTTAATGCTATATCGTAGTATAATTACCGAGCGAGGATAACAATAATAAATGAGTCAGCTGTTTAGTAAAGCAATAGTATTTACAGATATACATTTTGGGTTAAAATCAAATAGTCAACAACATAATAAAGATTGCGAAGCATTCGTAGATTGGGCTATAGAAACAGCTAAAGAACACGGTTGCGAAACTGGTCTGTTCCTTGGCGACTGGCATCATCACCGGTCATCAATTAATCTCCAAACTTTAAATTATAGTTTACGGAGTCTAGAAAAATTAAACGATGCGTTCGAAAACTTTTATTTCATCCCGGGCAATCACGATTTGTACTATAGAGATAAGCGTGACATACACGGCATTGAATGGGCAAAGCACTTGCCCAATATTACAATATGCAACGATTGGTTTAAGCAAGATGATGTTGCTATTGTTCCGTGGCTTGTTGGCGACGACTACAAAAAATTAACAAAAATTAAAACCAAATATATATTTGGACATTTTGAGTTACCGCATTTTAAAATGAATGCGTTGGTAGAGATGCCGGACAACGGTACTGTTAAGAGTGAACAGATGTCTAAAGCTGAGCATGTGTTTAGCGGACACTTTCACATGCGCCAATCCAAAGGCAATGTTACGTATATTGGTAATTGCTTTCCACATAACTTTGCAGACGCCGGTGACGACCAGCGCGGCGCAATGATACTCGAATGGGGTAAAGACCCAACGTATCAAACATGGCCAGACCAACCTTTATATAATGTAATAAACCTTAGTGATCTATTAGACGATGCTGATAATTTACTCGGCCCTAATATGTATGTTAAAGTTAATGTAGATATAGATATTAGTTACGAAGAAGCTAACTTTATTAAAGAAACATTTATTAACAAATACGGTCTACGTGAAATTAGTTTAATTCCAATGAAGGATTCGGAATTTGAAGAAGACAACAATGAAGTAGTATCATTCAACAGTGTTGATACTATTATTAGCGAACAGATTACTGCAATTGAAAGTGACTTTTATAAAATTAGTTTGTTAATGGAAATATACAATAGCTTATGATAAAAATAAAAAATCTAACAGTAAAAAACTTTATGTCAATTGGCAATGCCACACAAGCTGTGGACTTCGATCGCGATGACTTAACATTAGTACTCGGAGAGAATCTCGACCTCGGTAGCAATGGCTCCAGGAACGGCACGGGTAAAACTACACTCATAAACGCACTTAGTTATGGCTTGTATGGCAGCGCCTTATCTGACATTAAAGTAAACAATCTTATTAATAAAACAAACGGAAAGAACATGTTAGTTAGTGTTGAGTTTGATATTGATGCTGTTGAATATAGAATTGAGCGCGGACGCAAACCGAACTTGTTAAAGTTCTTTAAGAATAACCAAGAACTTGTAGACGAAAACGAAGCGCAGGGTGAACAGAGGGAAACGCAAAAAGATATTGCTGGCCTATTAGGTATTAGTCATGACATGTTCAAACATTCAATTGCGTTAAACACATACACAACGCCATTCTTATCCATGCGGGCTGTGGATCAAAAGAATATTATTGAAGAGTTGCTCGGCATTACAGTATTATCTGAAAAGGCTGAAGCACTTAAAATAACTAACAAAATAGTAAAGGATAATATCAAAGAAGAAAACTTCCGCCTGGAAGCGGTTATTAAAGCTAACGAACACATAGAAGAACAAATTGCAGGGCTTGAACGTAGGCAGCGTATGTGGAAGTTAAAGAAAGATGAGACTGTTGGTGATTATACTTCCGACATTGAAAAACTCATGGAAATTGATATTAACAACGAACTGCAAAAACATAAAGACAATGCAGATGCTAGAGAAACTGCAAAGAGTACATGGTATCAGTTAACCAGCGACAAACAAGAAGAACATGATGTTACTATGAATGAGTTCATTAATGAGAAAGCCGTTGTTACCGAACACAATGCAAGCATTAGCAAACACAATGCTGAAATTTTAGATTGCAACAGATGGATTCAATCCATTGAGTCTGACCGAGTAATTAACGAAAAACGGTTACAAGGGTTAGCAAAAGATATAGAATTAATTAACGAACACAAGTGTCATGCATGTGGACAAGAACTGCATGACGAAAAACATGAAGAAATTAAAGCACAAAAAGAACAACTAGTACAAACTATTGCAGCTGAAATACTTGCAGGCGAAACACAAGAAATGGAACACAAGCAAACATTAGCAGAGCTCGGTTCGCCACTCGAAACAAAGGTAGTTCCTGAGAAACCTGTACTAGTTCCAATTGAACGAATTGAACCTCTTGTTCTAGAAACATTCTATAGTACAATTGACGAAGCGCACGGACATAAGAGCTCATTCGAAACATTAACATCACAATTAGAAACAGCACTAGCAGACGAAGATCCGTACAGCGAACAGATACACGACATGAACGATAAAGGCTTGCAGGAAATTTCGTACGATGAAATGAATAGACTTGACGAGTTACAAGAGCACCAAGCATTTTTGTTAAAACTGTTAACAAGCAAAGACAGCTTCATACGTAAAAAGATTATTGAACAGAACTTAGCTTACTTAAACAATAGGCTTACACACTACCTAACAGAGATTGGCTTACCACACCGTGTACGCTTTATGTCTGACCTATCTGTTGAAATTACAGACATGGGACGAGACTTAGACTTTGACAACTTGTCACGCGGTGAACGTAACAGACTTATACTATCGTTAAGCTGGGCATTCCGCGACGTGTGGGAAAGTTTGTACAATCACATTAACTTATTGTTTGTAGATGAACTTGTTGACAACGGCTTAGACACTAACGGTGTTGAAGCTGCAATTAAAATTATGAAGGGCATGGCACGAGAGCGCGGTAAGAGCGTGTGGCTAGTGTCACACAGAGACGAATTAATTAATCGTGTAAACAATACCATGATGGTTATTAAAGAAGGTGGCTTTACTAGTTACGAGAGCGCCGCTGCATGAAATTCGAATTAAAAAATGTAGATGAATTCCAAATTGAAGTTACGGGATATTGTAACGCGGCCTGTCCTCAGTGTCCGCGTAATCTCAATGGTGATCAAGAGAATCCACATCTACAAAAAGAACATCTGTCACGCGATATAATTGACAGAGCGTTTACGCCCGAGGTATGCCAGCACTTACGACAAATATTCTTTTGTGGTAACTACGGCGATCCAATCATGCATCCAAAGCTATTAGATATAATGGGTGACTTCATGAAAAAGAATGCAGACATTAATATTTACATGCACACAAACGGTGGAGCACGTACTCCTAAGTGGTGGGCTAAACTTGCAAAAGTAATTGGACCTAACGGGCGCGTCGGATTTAACATAGACGGTCTTAAAGATACAAATCACATATACCGCTGCAATACGGACTTTAAAAAGATTATGGCTAACGTCAGAGCATTTATCAAAGCTGGTGGTCGTGCTGAATGGAACTTTATTGTTTTTAAACATAACGAACACCAAGTACTTGAAGCTGAACAGCTTGCTAAGAAAATGAAGTTTGAAACATTTAATAAACGTGCCACTGGTCGTTTCCTAGATTACAATAACTTTATAGAACTTGACAGTTATCCAAAGCATAATAAGGATGGCGAGTTGGAATATCATATCGAGATTCCAACTGAAATTAAAAACAGAAACAGTAGCATGGTGTTCTTACCAAAGTTAAAAGAAAAACACGATCATTACTTAGGCGAATACTTTAGCAATACAGAAATTAGCTGTGACTCATTATGTAGACACCATGGCAATGCTCACGGTAAAGTCGAAAAGAGCAAACTGTTAATTACATCAAACGGTCTTGTACTCCCTTGCAACTTCTTTAATCACAACTTAGTCGATGCACGTTTTCATAATAGAGATATTGTGCCGGGCGCAAACGATATGAGCTTTTTACCCAATGGTAAAAATCAAGTCCGGGATTTTCTAGACCAGCATAACGCAACTACAGAGATGAATATAAATTATACATCGCTTAAAGACGTTATGCATAATGCGTTTTGGGATGAGCTTGTAGAGAGTTTTGATAAGACACTAGACACAGGTCGTATATTTGAATGTGCATTAACATGTGGCAAAGACTTTTATAAAGTATGGGATCAAGTACACTTCCAACAAAAATCATACTTAGTTACAGGTGGTGGGAGCGGGTTAGGTTTAGAATTAGTACATCACTTTAAAGGTGTTAACATCTCTCGCTCTAATGCAGATATAGAAGGTGACATTACTAACCGCGAAGACATAGAACGTATTGCAGAGGAGTCACTTAACTACGATGTGTTTGTTAACAATGCATTTGATGGTCCGGCTGGTGAACCACATGTAAACTTCGGGCAGGTTAACTTGCTAACAGCAGTATTTGATAAATGGAAAGCGGCGGGCAAGGAAGGACACATTATTAATATTGGCAGCACAAGCGCCACCGAAATTGTTGCACCTGACCCAACGTTCGAACGCTATAGAGTTACAAAGGCAGCGTTAATACATGCAAGCAAACAATGTACTGCGGCGTTTAAAGAAAACCAGGTACTATTCAAGACTACAGTTATTAACTTTGATAGACTTGACACTCCGCTGAGTAGGAGTCGCGATAATTGGACTGGCAACGGTACGCCGTTAACGGATATAATTAAACAAATTGAAATGATCACAGACATGCATCCTAATACTTGCATAGAAGAACTTACAAGCTGGGTGAATAGGGATTATTCCGAATGAACATAGCAATGGACCACTGGCATATAGAATTAAGCAGTAAGTGCCCACTAAAGTGTCCGCGGTGTCCGCGACTTGAAGTAGCAGAGTCATTGTTAAACAAACAACTAACACTAGACTTCTTTAAAGAACACGTTGGTGTTGACGTTATAAAGAACATTCAGAAGATTACATTGTGTGGCAACGACGGCGACCCTATATATTGCACAGATTTAATTAATATCATTAAGTGGTTTAAAGAATGTAATCCAGATATAATGATTGTCATTGTAACAAACGGTAGCAATAAACCAAAGTGTTGGTGGCGCGAGCTTGCACTTACACTAGATGAACATGACGAGATTCATTGGAGCATCGATGGGTTTGACGATATGTCAAACAACTTGTATCGTGTTAACTCAAATTGGAAAACTATTATTGACGGGGCAGAGGCATTTATTGATGCTAACGATACAACATACACGGTCTGGGCTGCAATTGCATTTAGTTTTAATCAGGATCGCTTAAAACAAATGACAGAGATGGCTAACGAAATGGATTTTGATGCATTCCAACTAACCAAAAGTACAAAATTTGGCAGTATGCACTCTAGATACCCGCGGCGTGATTTCTTAGAGCCACGTAAAGAATTTGTTTCGTCATCGGGTCGCTTTGAGCGTGACTGCATAGCGTTATCAAATAAAGAACGCCCAGACCAAAGTATAAAAAAGACTTTTAGGATACGAAAAGACGAATTAATATTTTCTAACGACGCAGGAATATGTATGATAGGCAACAAAGGCTTATTTTTAAATAGTCGCGGTGAGCTGTATCCGTGTTGTTGGGTTGCAAATAGATTTGAACACAACGACCCGTGGTCAAACAATGCACTTAACTTATATAACGAGCCAGTTAGTAAACTTGCAACTTGGTACGATGATTTGATTTTTACATCAGCGGAATGTGTAGCTAAATGTACAAGGGCAAAACTTGCTGATGATGATCACACGTTAGAATGGTGATTAACTGTAGTAAAAATCAGTTATGTTAAACTCAGTAAACAGTTTATCTATAAGTTTTGTTAGTTTTCTAGATTTTGGATAAGCAGGAACTTTCTTCTTAGGATACTTTGCTTTGAAGAGTTTAATCATTTTATTATAAGATGATTTTTTAATTTTTGGTACTTTAGGTACCTCGCTAGGATGAATGTAATAATTATCATCCTCGCAATACGCGCCAGCTTCTAAGTAGTCAGCTAGGTTGCGTAAGAACGATGGGAGATCAGTTGGGTGCTTAGATACATCAGCACCAAAGTATCGCTTCCAGTTATTTGTTATCTTACCTTCCATTGCGTTAGCACGGAATTCGATAGCATTGCGAATAGTACCTTTATCTTCTGCATAAGGTTCAGCCTTTAGTTTATGTATATGATCTAAAGCTGTCTTATCCAAAGGCACAGGTACGCCAAGTAAAGGACAAATTTTATTATTTTGCTTGTGGAGTTTTTCTTTAAGGACCTTAATGTCCTTTGTTTTAAGCTCTATATATGGCATACTGATATTTATAGTGGTGCAACAACGACTATAAATATCGACATGTTGTACACTCCGCGAAGGGGTATACATCTAGGACGTTACAGACACCCAGTCAAAATGCACCCAGGAGCGGTGTGGGAAAATTCAGAACCCTTTGGAAGTTTATTGATTTAGCCTAAACACTATTGAAAGCCTTGGCGCAGGCGGTTAACATGCGCTGGTAACTCCTTCCTGATGTGAGAAGGTAGCCTAAATGCTCCGGGCAATAGCGGAGTTAACAGTCACTAACCGTGCCAACGGCTGACGATGCAATATGCCTTCCATATAATGCGTTTGACTGTGAAAAGAAATCAATTATGGGAAATAGTGTTTAG